TCGTATATCTTGCAATTTTTTTGTTATAATTTTAATATATTTATTCAACGCAGTAGTAGTTAAAATAAATAAACCTGCACTAAATGCTATTTTTCTATCTAAATCTGTAAATTTATCTATTCTTCTAAAAGGGTTAAAACGCCAAATTAAAAATAAACATATATAAATTCTTACATAATAATCCATTGACATTAAATAAGATTGGGCAAAGGAAGAAAATCCAAAAAAAGAAATTAGAATAAGAATATAGGATAAAAAAATAAATATAGAGAATATTTTATTCTGATAATTATATAATTTATTTGATATATTCATTATATATATTATTAATAAATAAATTGTGTAAAACAAAAATCATTAGCTAGAGAAGTATTTAATATATAATTATAAGGAATATAACATATCCCATTATTTCCAAATGATTTTCCCCATGAGTTAACGCAAATAAACCAACTTTTTGAATCATCATAACCTATTATATTCATACAATGTCCTCCTTCTAAAGATTCATTAGATATATTTGGAAAAGGAACAATTCCATTAGGACCTGTATTATAAAAACTACTATAAATCATAATTCCAAAAATTATAGGAACTTTATAAGTATTTAAACAATTTTTTAAACTAATTTTATCTTGATTAATAAAGGTATAAGAAAATTTTTTGAAATACTTTGCATATTTAATATAAGATAATGATGGTAGTTGTGAAAAATTTTTAGTATTATAGGAATAATTATTTTCATCCATTGCCCCCCAATTTGAAATTGATTTACAACCAGTTCTTATAGTTGTTCCATCGTCTTCATTTAAAGGGGAATTTTGAATTATTCTACAAATTGTATAATGATATAATCTAGATATACAAAAATGATTTTTAGTTTGTGTATTAATACAAAATGCAAATGCATTAGACACGCAAGACCCTATATTTCCTTGGTCTAAAATATTACCTAAAGACGAAATTATAAAAGAAGAAGGACTAGACTTTGTAATAGTAGTTGTATTAGAATTCATTTTAGGAATAATTTTAGTTACTAATTCGAGTGATAAATCTTCGGGATGTATTTCAGCTTTATATAAAAAGTCTTTTTCACATGGTTTTTGAAAATTATAATTTAATTTATATTTTATTTCCTTTTTAATAAAAAAATATAATAAATTATATTTTTCTATTAAAGTATTTATTTATTATATATAGGAAGAGTTCTTGCACTAGGGTCAGAAGATAATGAATAATTTGGCATCCAAAAAAATGGAACTATATAAGAACAATTAGGATAAAATGTATCAAATATTTTTTTATAATACATTTTTTCTGTTTCTATAGAAGGTTTAAAGGTTATATCATTTTTTAAATCTAAATTTATATGAAAAGCTATATTTTCCTGTAATATATTAAATAATGACCTTTCTTTAGAACTTACCCCATCACTAAATGCTTCTTTACTACGAAATAAAATATTATCTGGTAGTATTTGTCTTCCTTGATAATCTGTAAAATTCTTTCTATTAAAACTTTCTCTTAAAATATATTTTTCCATTTGGTGAATTGAATTGTGATTTCTAAAACAAGGAGGAATAGATAATATATAATTTACTAGCGTTTTATCCAAAAATGGAGTTCTTGGTTCTAATCCATGTGAAGAAATACTCTTATCGGAACGAAGTACATCAAATAAATGAATATTTTTTAATAATTTTCTCGTTTCTTTATCAAATTCAATATCATCTGGACATAAATTCATATAAAGATATCCTCCAAATAATTCGTCAGAACCATCACCATTAAATATAACTTTTGCTTGAGAATTAGCTTTAATATATTTTCCAAGTAAAAAATTACCTAAACTAGCTCGAACGGTAGTAGTGTCATAACTTTCTAAGGCATAAATTACATCAGGAATAGCTTCAAAAAATTCCTTTTCAGTAACTATAATTTCAGTATGATTTGTTTTTAAATAATCTGCTACTAATTTTGCATACTTTAAATCCTCTGAACCTTCTAACCCAATACTATAGGTTTCTAATGGAGTATTAATATTATTTAATTTATTATAATTATTTACTAATGCTGTAATTAAACTACTATCTAATCCACCTGATAGTAAACATGCTATAGGTCTTTCAGTAGTAATACATCTTTTATAAACAGCTGATTTCAAATAATAAGAAATATTAGGGAAAATTTCATTTTCTAACCGACATTCATTATATACTGGTTTAGAAAACCAATGATGAGAATTTACAGGTAAAAAATAATGCATATTTTCTATTTCAGGTTTCCAAATAGAGTTTACTTTATTTGATAATTGAAAAATAGTATATGTCCCTGGTTTAAATTGTTCTAATAAATAGTTACTAGTTAAATTATAAATTTTTTCTAAACATTTTAATTCAGATGCAAATCCATATAAATATAAATCATTATAGTCCTTTTCATTTTTGCATTTTAAATAATATAAAGGTCTTACACCTAATGGGTCTCTAGCTATATATATACGATTTATAAGATTATTTGTTAAACGATTATCTAGTAGAATAAAAGAAAAAACCCCATCTAACATACATAAAGTTTGTTCAATACCATATTTAATATATAAATGAATTATGACTTCGCAATCAGAGTCAGTATTTGGTACAATATTCATAATTTTGAAAAGTTCTTTATAATTATAAATTTCTCCATTACAAATTAAAATAATATCTTTATAGATGAGTGGTTGATTAGATTCATTATTTAAACCATTTATTGCTAAACGATGAAAACCCATAGTCATTTTTAAATATTTTTCTAATTTAGAAAATTCGGGACCACGATTTTTACCTTTTTCAAATTCATTTTTAATTATTTTTGACGAAATATTTTCACTATTTAAAATTGTAAATATACCACACATTTATATTTATAATATAATTCCTATCCAACGCTTTATATAATTTAAATTAAATAATTAAAATTATGTATATAAAATAATATAATATATATTTATATCAATGAATCCTTCTTATAATTCAAATAATATTTGTAACTCCATTAGTCAAGAACAATTAAATAAAAGAATATATGATAGAAATATTCCCTCTCAAATATTACAACCTTACATTGGTGTAAGACCAGTATTAACAAAATATTCCTATTTTCCAATAGTTGACCCAAGGAGACAATTAAATGTTCCAATGGAACAACTCCCAACTTATAATGTTCATAAGGTTTTTAATCCTGGAAATACTACATCTCCATGGTCAGGATTTGCTTCACATATCAATAAAGAATCTGAATTAAGAAACCAAATTTATGCGTTACAAAAGTGTAGTAAATCAGTTTATGTTCCAAATAATAATAGTGATTTATATAATTATCAATTTAAAACCGAAAAACAATCAAATATTCATGAATTATTATTTCAGAAAGATAATTTCCCTTCCTTTAATCCTAACCCAGACCCAGAAATAATAGGTATTAGTGCTTTTTATAATAGTACAAGGTCTCAAATACGGGATTTAACAAAACATAATAATTGTTGAAAAATAAATTTTTATTAAATATTGTAATATATAATTTTCCAATAAAAAGAATATTTCTATTATTTATGAAGACATATAAAAATAGAAGTTTAAAAAATAAATTAGTTAAATTATATAAATTAAATAAATTAAATCAATCTTTAAAAAAAAAAGATAAATTTAAAGGAAGTATAAAAAAAAACTTTAAAAAGGTAAATTTAAAAAAAGTTAATTGTAGTCCTAAACCAAAAGGTGAAATAAATGGATTTTCTTGTTATACCAATAAATCATTATATAAACTTAGAGATTTATGGAATGCAAGACATCCTGATGTTAAAATTAATTCTAATTCCCCAAAAGAAATTCATGGTCTTATTAGTGAAAAATTAAGTGGAATTTGTAATAAAGAATCCTGTTGGATTAAACAAAAGGCTCAGTTTGGTCCTATAGAAAGTGATATGTCAGAATCATTTGCACCAGAATCTCCACCCGAATGGAAAAAAAATCCAAATGAATGGTTATCTAGTATGGATATTATAAATGTAATGAAGCAATATGAAAAAGCATATAAATGTTTTGATTTTATTGGACCATCTCCTATAGATTTTGATACA